TCAGTCCCCATCCTCGGATCGGGCATCGCCCGCCTGCGACGCACGGGCAAACCGCCTCATCGCTGTCTCGCTCGATGCAGCCTCCAGCAGGTGGCTCCAACTGTCGGGCGGATTGCCGTCATCCAGCATGGCGCGGAAAACCGCATAGGCATCATTGCGTGCGCCATAACTGCGCAACGTCTCGGCATCGTTCACCCAGGCAAACACAATGACCTTCGCCGTCGAACTGTAGCGGAAGAACAGCCGAAACCGACCATTGCCGAATTTTGCACGGAACCAGTGCTTGCGCTCCGGTCCAAGCGTTCCGCCCTGGCGGAATGCCGGTGAGGCCGGATCGGCCGGAATTGTTTCGAAAACCAGCTTCTGCAGTGATGCCAAGAGCTTGGCATTGGCACCCGACCGGAACGTCTCAGGTCTCTTCTGCGCCTCGCGCTCCACGGCCAGGGTCAGGCGCTCCAACTGGTCGAGGAAAAGTGGATGCGCCCGGATGATCCAGCCATTGACCATCTCCATCGCTCAGAGCTCGACCTCACCTTCGATCGGCGCATTGAGATCGATCTCCACACCCGCCGTCAGCGCCGCCATTCGCGTTCGCAAGGCGGGCGGGATCTCGGCAAAGGCACGGTCCGGCCGTGCCGCCATGTCCTTGGCCAAGAGGTCGAGAAACCCGTCCAGAACCGGATCGTCTCCATCCGCATCGTCGCGTTCGACATAGACCCGGTTTTGCGCATCCACACTGAAGGCAATCCGCCCGCCATAGCCAACGCCGAGCGCATCCCGGATCGATTTCGGGATGGTCGTCTGGCCCTTGTCGGTGATGGTGCTGACCTTGCGCAAAATCGAATTCATCGCGGCAAACTCCTCGGCTGAGGAAAGAATGTAATGGATATTCCTTACTCGGTAAAGTGTGGCGCCTCTGAACCGGTGTCGAAACGCCATCCCCTCATCCTGAGGTGCCCCGGCAAAGCCGGGGCCTCGAAGGACGAGGCCCCGAGGCAAAATCACGCATGATCCTTCGAGGCCCCCGCTTCGCGCGGGCACCTCAGCATGAGGACAGTCGCCCTCACCCACCCACGCCCTTCGTCGCCGAAAGCCGCCCATAAAGCGCCAGCAACCCACCGAGCGTGCCCGCCAGCGTCGTCAATGCATCCGCCACTTCAGCCTCCTCGGCACTCCCGAGATCAAAGCCGGCATGGCGCAAGAGCGGCGCGCCAATCGCGACCAGCGCGCCCCAGACGGTTTTCGACTGATACCAGGGTTTCATGTCCAGCATGGCTCTCTCCTTCTGTTTCAGAGTTTATCGAATGGAAACAATGGTCTCGGCCGGCAAACCGGCCGCCAGCCGCCCGAGTTGGCGAATGCGAACCTTCAGGCTCGACTGTGCGGCCCCGAAATCGGCTATCTCGTCACCCGCCGCATAGGTGCAGACCGGCGCCGTCCCCTCGATCGTCCGGCGCACAACCACCCCATCGAGGATCTCGACCCGATAGCGCTCCGTCTCCTCATCGAGCGGAATATCACCCTCGCTCCAGCCGTCGGCATCGACACGCCCACGCCGGATCCAGGAGAGCACCACATCCCCGGCACCGGACCTCTCCGCCTTCAGATGCACCGGCGCAAGTGGCGTTTCCGCCCGCAAGCCGCCGGCGAATACATGCGGGCCGGACAGCTCCGTCACCAGCCCCATCGGCTCGAGGATCCAGTTCTGATCCACCCCGCGCTCGGCGGTCGCCAGCCCCAAGGCCTTCACCGCCTGATCAAGCAAAACGACATCCGCCCCGGCTTCGGCCCCTGCCGCCATCGCATCCTCGGTGCCGGACAGCCCGCGCAACAACCCCGTCAACCGAAAGCGACCCGCCGCAATCTCCTCCGCGTCGGTGAACCCCAGCACCTCCCAGCTCCCCGAAACCGAGCGCACCGCCAACCTGTTCGTGCCGGAAAACACCGCCGTTCGGCTCGCTGACGACAGAGCCCCCGACAGCAGTTCCACCACCAGATGATTGGCCCGGTCAAACCGCCCGGAGACACCCGCCGCCAACGGCTCGACCAAGGTGCCCAGCGTCGCCGGCCGATCGAGCGTCAGGCGCAGGCGATAGCCCTCGACCTCTGGGGAACTCGACACCGCCAGCCGCAGCCACGGTTTGCCATAGGCCGCCACGGCCGCATCGCCGGTCATGACCGTGCTGTCGATCAGGGGCAGATCGAGAAACACCACCGTCGGATCGAAACCCGCAGCCCCCGGATTGTCCCCCGCCCGCCCCGGCTCCACCGCCGCCACTTCGGAAGACACCTTTCCGGCAAAGGCCCTGAGCGTCAGCCGCCGCTCGAACCCCTCGTCGATCTCGCTCACCAGAAAGCGTCCCGCCGGCCCTTCCGAGAGCCGCAGCACGTCGCCCGGCTGCACGGCGATCTCGCCCGGTCCCAGCGCCAGCTGCAGCGTGCGCCGCGCCAGCCGGTTGTCGCGCAGCCAGCCTTCGGCGGCGAGAAGCGCCGTCTCCTCCGGGATGACTGCCGGCAGGTCCCGCGCCAGCTGCCGCTCGGTCGCCGCCTCCACCTTGCGCGAGCGCACGCTCGCTTCGGCATAGTCAGCCGCCGGATCGTAGAACGTCACCAGAGCTTCCGAGGCATAATCGCTGTCATGCCCGCGCGTCTCGCTCCACAGCGGCTGATCCGTCATATCGGCGAGAACGGCAATCTCGCGCGCCGGCAGGCTGGCATTGCCCCGTGTGCGAAAGCGCAAGGTTTCGCCGTCCTCCACCACATCGATCTGGAACAGCTCCACCAGCGGCTCGATCAGATCGCGCGCCCAGGTCAGATCCCCCTTCACATAACCGCCGAGATCCCCCGCCACCTGCGACACGTCGAAATCATCAAAGCCATGATCGGTGAGGATCGCGGCGATCACATCGGCCAGCGTCACTGTCCCCAGCCGCCCGTTCAGCCAGTGTCCCGTGCGCCAGTTCCGCCCATCGGCCCAAAGCCCCGTCTCCTGCGGAAAACCCGGATAAGGCCGCGCATCCCAGCTCCAGACGAAGATTTTCGAGGGATCGACCAGCCCCGCCGGCCGCTCGCTCTCCGCCCAATGGGACAGATGCGCCTCGAGAAATCGCCGCTGCTGGCTGTCGGCCCTGGCGCCATTGGAAAAATGCGGCCGTCCGCTCTCCGTCGATTTGGCATCGACAAAGACATTCGGCTGGTTTGCCCCGCGATCCACCGCCCCGCAACCAAGCTCGGTAAACCAGAAGGGTTTCATGGCGGGCGTCCAGGCGGTCGGTGCCGCCTGCTCCACCCCGCCGATCCGGTTGTAGTGCCGATTGCCCCACCAGCTTTCGAGATCCTTGACCCTGTAGACCCAGGGTTTTTCGTAGGCCCCATCGGTGATCGGCGTGCGCTCCCGCGCCTGCCGATCGGCCTCGCTGGCGTAGTACCAATCAAATCCCTCGCCGGCCGTCAGCATCCGGGCAAAACCCGAGGCATCATCGGCCCCGGAAAATCCATCCGGGCTCACCGCCTCCAGATCCTCGTCGCGCCAGTCGGCGAGCGGCATGTAGTTGTCGATCCCGACCCCCGCCACATCCGGGCTCGCCCAGAGCGGATCGAGATGAAAGAACAGATCACCGGAACCATCGGCCGGCTGATGGCCGAAATATTCGCTCCAGTCCGCCCCATAGGATATCGCCGTCGACGCCCCCAGCATGCCGCGCACCTCGCCCGCCAGCGCCACCAGCGCCTCGACAAAGGGAAAGGCGTTTGCCCCATCCCGCAGTGTCGTCAGCCCCTTCAGCTCGGAGCCGAGCAGAAAACCATCCACCCCGCCCGCCTCCTGAACCAGGTCCGCATAATGCCGGATGAACCGCCTGTAACCGTCCGCGCGGGTGACAAATGTCGAAACCTGCGCCCGCGTCGCCGCCGTCTTGTCGGCACTCAGAGGAAAAGCGGTAATCCGCCCGCGCCAGGGATAGGCCGCCTGCTCCGCCCCGCCATACGGGTCGGGCCGCCCGTTGCCCGATGCAATATCCATCAGCAGAAACGGATAAAGCGTCACCTTCAGCCCGCGCGCCTTCAGATCCCTGATCGCCTCGATCACACTCTGATCATCCGGCGATCCGCCATAGGCCGGCCCGCCGTCATGCCGGCTCACCAGATGCGCTGCGCTTCGATCAAGCCCCGCCACGCGCCAGGCACGGCTCTCCTGCCGCCGCGCCGCCACCTCCACCCCCGGCAACACCCGGCATTCTCCGGCGCGCAGATCCGTTCCGAACCAGGCGACCACCAGCGCCACCTCTTCAAGATTGGGGCAGAGCGCCTGCAGCTCATCCATCGAGGCCTGCCAGTCGCTCGCAGCGACAAGCGTGTTGCGGTTCAGCCAGCGCTTTTCGCCCGCGTTCGGCGCATCCGACACCCGCGTCACCGCATAACCATGCTCGGTCGCCCCCGGAATGAGCGCCACCGCCCGGATCTGTTCTTCCAATTGCCCGACTGGCCGGATCACCTCGAATTGCAAGAGCGGAATGCGGTTGCCGAAATCGTCAAGCGGCAGGCGCTCGAAGACGACATAGGCAAGCCCCCGATAGGCCGGCACCTTGTCCGTCCCTTGCTTGGCCGCAATCAGCGGATCGACCGGTTGGGCGCGCGTGCCGCGATAGACCCGCATCTCGATCTCGGTCAGGTCGAGTTCCCGCCCATCGGCCCAGACGCGCCGCACGCCCGCAACCTCCCCTTCGCAGAGCCCAAGCGCCAGATTGGCATAATACTGATAGGTCGTGGTGCGCGTGCCGCCGCTCGATTTGCCGCCGCTCCGCTCGGTCACCGCCTCTTCCTCGAAGCGCGTCGCCCAGATCAGCGTGCCGCCCAGCCGTGCCGTGCCATAAAGCCTCGGGATCGCCGTGCCCTCGCTCGCCCCCGCCAGCCGTGCCGAAGACAACCGTGCCCCGGTCACCGAGGTCGTGCTCGACAAGAGACTGCGGTCGATCATGCTGCCAACCGCCGCCCCCGCCGCGCGCCCCAAGATCGCGCCAACAGGCCCGAACACCGAGCCGAGCGCAGCCCCCGCCGCCTGCAACAGGATCGTCGCCATCACAAACCCCTTTCCGGAAATCGATAGATGCCGGCAATCTTGCGCTTCCACCCCGGCACCAAAGCCGAGCGGGTGACCGCCGATTGCTCATAGGCGTGGATGAAGGCATCGGGCGGCAACTGCAGCGCATCCGGTGGCCCCTCGCTGCGGTCGTCCGGCCCAGCGAAATGCGTCTCCGCCATCCGCGCCAAAATCCCGGCATGTTTGGCGGCCATTCCCGGCCGAAAGCGAAACAGCACGAGATCGCCAGGCCGGCTCTCCTCAAAAGACGCAACGGTCGAAAAATGCCGCCCCGCCGCCTGCAGCAACCGCTCCTCGCCCGACCGCTCCGCCCAGTCAGGCGCATAGGCCGGCACGACCTCCGGCTCGCCGCCATACAGCTCCCGCCAGATCCCGCGCACGAGGCCGAGGCAATCGCACCCCACCCCTCTCGTCGCCCCCTGATGCCGGTAGGGCGTGCCGATCCAGCGCTCGGCAATGCCGAGCACGCGCGCATTGACGGACATGGGAGGCTCCGGAGGAGGTGATGTTGTAAAGGAATTTGTGGTGGGGATCGGCGATGCTCGCGGAACACGACAGATCAGACGCCGCGCCGCAGCCCACTCTCCCCACCCGTGGGGGAGATGTCGGCGCAGCCGACAGAGGGGGGCCCGCGAGCACAGACGTTTCCCCCTCATCCTGAGGTGCCCGACTGCGTCGGGCCTCGAAGGACGAGGCCACCGCCCGCCTGGGGATGCTTCGAGGCCCGCGCTCATGCGCGGGCCTCAGCATGAGGGCATCGAAGGGCGGGCACCTTCTCCCCGCAGGCGGAGAGACGGAAGTGCCGCCGCCAGCCCCGCCCCCCCTTCTCCCCGCTCGCGGGGAGAAGGTCCCAGCAGGGGGATGAGGGGCAACCTAGGCAACCCCCTCACCCCCGGCTGACCTGGCGATAACTCACCTGCTGGTCCGGCCCGACGAGCCCCTTGGCCATGTTCCGGTAAATCCCATATTTGAAATAGACCGACCTCGCCGTCGCCGGCACCAGTGCCAGCCCTGACGCCTTGACCACTGTCTTGCCGTTGACCTTCGCGGTCACCGCCCCCGCCGTCGCGTGCCAGACGAAGGTATAGCTGAAGCTGTTCCACGCCCCCTTGGTCACGGTCACAGGATATTCGACAAAACTGTCGGTGTCGTGATTGTTGAGGCAGATGGTGAATTCGCCATTCTCATAGCGGTTGTAGACGCTGTCGTAAGCGCCATTGTGCCATTGCCCGAGCGTCTGCTTCGGGCTGAACTCCGGATAGTTGGACGGAATCTTGAGCTGAAACGCATAGGTCTGCGTCGAGCCGACCCTATCCTCCGTCGTCACCCGCGCCTCGCAGCGCTCGCGATAGTTCAGGGCATCGCTGCCGCCAGCGCCGTTCCAATAATCCCCGGCCTTCACCAGAAACGTCTCGACGCCGTCGCCCCTGATATAGCGGCTCTCATCAACTGCCTGCACATAATAAGAATATCCGTTTCCGTCAGGGCAAATGATCTTCATCGCAATACCTTTCAGTGTTGTCTGCGGGGGATAGGCAAAGGGATGGGGGGCCCTGTGTCTATGCGATTGCCCCTCATCCGCCGCCTGGGTTCATCGAAGGGCGAATACAGCCGGCGGCGGCTCGTCCTTCTCCCCGTTTACGGGGAGAAGGTGCCCGAAGGGCGGATGAGGGGCTTCTTACCCCCCCCTCACTCATACAAAACCCCACCATCATGGGTGCTCGCACCGCTCACATAGGAATAGGCAAAATCGCTGCCCGGCATATGGGGAAAACCCTGGAAATTCACCTGGTTGGCAAATTTCGCTCGACAGGTGGCAAAGCTCTTGTCGCAGCCGACCGACAGCGTCACGGCATCGCCGACCGCAGGCGCCGCCTCCAGCGGCAGCCAGAGCCTCACCTCGACAACCCCATCGACCGCTGCCCCGCTCTCCTCGACCGCCAGCCTGCGCCCGGCAAGCGCCCCGTCGTCGAAGCGCAAATGCCCGAGGCGAAAATGTCCCTCGCCCAGCCCCGCCAGACCCGAAACCTTGAGCCAGTCCGCCGAGATCACCGCCGCCACCTGGCCACTCCGCTGCCGATTGCCGACGCCCATATCCACCCCGCATCTGACATCACCCAGATCCGCATCGCAGCGCCGGTTGTAGATCCGCCCCTGCGGCTGCTGCAGCCGATGGGCCATGCTGCGCAGTTCGGCTGAAAAGCCCGGCCCCGCCCTCACAACCTCGCCGATCTCCTGCACCGAAAGCAGCACATGCTGGTCCTCGGCCGCCTGCCAGTTGACCAGAAACAGCTCGACGCGGGCACCGTCATACCGCCCGGCGGCGAGATCGGCTTCCGTGATCGCGTCGCTGGAAAACCCGCCCTTAATCTCCGCTCCCGGCGCGGCAAGGCCACTTGCCCCGCGCGCCTCACTGGCCGCAAAGCCGCTTGCCGGCTCAAACACCGTGCCATCGAAGGTCAGCGCCTGGTCATGCTCGGTAAACCCGAGCACTGTTTCATCCGCCCGCGTCACCCGCCAGGCCCGGCAGAGCGTCGTCTCCCCCGTCGCGATATGGGCGGCCAGCGCCTCCGGAATCGCCCTCATGGCATCACCTCGATCAGCGGAATGGAGGGAATGCGCCCGGCCCTGAAAGCATCGAGATTGATCTCGATCCGGTCGGTGTCGAAGCGCACAGGCACGTCATACTCAAAACCCGCCCGGATCTCGGCGCCCTCGGGCGGCACATGCCCCGCCGCGAAGGTGACGATCCCCGTCACCGCATCCAGCACAAACCCGTCCTCGCGCTCCACCCCGTCCACCGCGATCCGCAGACTGCCCGCCACCGGCTTCACCACCGGCCGCCGCTCCACCGCCGCCCCGTCGCCATAGGCCTTGACCAGCGGAAACCCCGCCGTCACCCCGTCACCCGTCCCGATCCACTGGTCGAGCGGCGACACCGCCTCGCCCGGCCGGGCCGAGCAAAAATCCACCGGATCGCGAAAGCGAAAGCCATGCAACTGCCCGCTGCGCGCCTCGAAGAACTCCAGGACCGCATAGAGGTCGGCCACCGAGCGCAGCGCCGAGCCGACATCATACCGACGCCTGGAAAACCGCCAGCGCCGATTGCGCGCCTCGCGGCCGTTCGACAGCGACACAATATCCGTCTGCCGCCCCGGCCCGCCGCTTGAGGTCAGCGACAGGCGCAGCGGAAAACGCTGTTCATGAAAGGCCATGGATGCCTCCGTTGACGATGATCTTGAACCTGTTCGACGCAGGGATCCTTCGAGGCCCGCGCCACGAGAGGGCACCGCATGGGGATCCTTCGAGGCCCTCGCGATGCGAGGGCACCTCAGGATGAGGGCGGTCGACGATGGGCGCTGTCGAAGGTGTCGTCCCCCTCTGACGGCTACGCCGACATCTCCCCACTCTCCGCAACACCGGGGGGAGAGTGGGCTGCGGCTCGATGGTCGCCCCTCATCCTGAGGTCCCGGTTTTCCCTCATCCTGAAGTCCCAGGCTTCCCCTCATCCTGAGGTTCCGGTTTTCCCCTCATCCTGAGGTGCCCGCGCTTAGCGCGGGCCTCGAAGGACGAGGCCACCTCTCCCTACCCCCCCACTGCCTACTGCCTACTGCCTACTGCCTACTGCCTACTGGCTACTCGCTCCCCTCACATCCCCCGCCGCCCGCGCGTCACCGAGCGTGCCAGCATCGCCGTGATCTGCCCCTCGCTCCGGGCAAAACTCGCCGCATCCGTCGCCGTCACCTGAAAGTGGATCACCGTGCCCGCCCCCGCCGCGTCGGCGGCCACACCCAGCGCACCATCGGCGCCACGCTTCAGCGGCAGGATCGCCTCCGCCCCGGCCTCGCCCATCAAACCCGTGCCGCCCGCCATCGGAAAATACGTCGGTGCCGCGACCACGCCACCATCGGCAAAGGGCATCACCCGCCCCGGCACGCCGCCCTTGGCATAGGCCGTCACGCCCGTACCGAGCGCCGACCCCAACCCCGACGACAAACTGCCAAGCAGCCCGCCCGCCGCCTGCGTCACAAGGTTTTCAAACGGCTTCAAACCCGCCGAAAGCGCAATATCGGAGAGCCGCAAACCGACCGTCCGCAGCACCTCCTCCAGCCCCTTGCCGCCGGTCACGGCGCCTGACAGCGCCGAGGTCAGCGCCCGCCCGAACCGGGCCGAGCGGCTTTCGAGATCATCGAGCACGGCCAAGGCCGCACTACCATCGAGATCGACGGACAGCGCCAATGTGTCGTCATCGGTCATGGGGAAATCCTTTCTTTTCGCGCGCAAATCGGTGGCCGCGCCGAGCATGTCTGCCCCTCATCCTGAGGTGCCCGACCCCGTCGGGCCTCGAAGGACGAGGCCACCGGTCCCCGAGCGCACGGATCCTTCGAGGCCCTCGCGATTGCGAGGGCACCTCAGGATGAGGGGACGACAATCCAAGCCCTGGTTGACCGCACACCGATTGACACCTCAAAGCAATCCGTACACATTTACGTACAGTCCATCCAGGAGAGCCATCATGGCCCATGTCCGCCTGACCGAGTTCCGACAGAACATCGCGACCCACTTCGACGAGGTGATCGCGTCGCGCGCGCCGCTGCTCGTCACCCGCCAGGGATCGGAGGCCGTGGTCGTGATGGCCGAGGGCGAATATGAGAGCCTGCAGGAAACGCTGCATCTTCTCTCAACGCCGGCGAATTCTGAACGGCTGCGTGAAAGCCTTGCCCAGCTTGATGGCGGAGAGTTTATCGACAGGGATCCGACCCTGTAACATGAACCTGCTCTGGACCGTGCACGCCTGGGCGGAATACGAATACTGGCAGGGTTCCAACCCGGCCATGGTCGAAAAAATCAACACGCTGATCCGGGATATGAAGCGATCCCCCTTCCAGGGCTTTGGAAAACCCGAGCCGCTCAAGGGCGATCTCAGCGGCTTCTGGTCTCGCCGTATCCTGGGCGAACACCGGCTTGTCTATCGCGTTTCCGGCAAGGGCAGCGTCCAGCAGATCGAAATCATTCAGTGCCGCTTTCACTATCAGAAATAGGCCGCTTCCAACCGGATAACGGTGCCGCACCCGCCCTTCTCCCCGCCTGCGGCGAGAAGGGCGGATGAGGGGCAGCTTACCCGCTTGAGCCCCTCAATCCGGAAACCTCGACATCATCCGCTCGACCTCAGCCCGCGAAATCCCGCCCGGCCGATCAAACCCGCCTGACATCGCCACAAATTCCGGCAGGCTCAACCGCCAGAACACTTCCGGTAACAGCCGCAGACGATGGAACCCGAGCGTCATTGCCGTCCCCCAGGGAAACGGTTTTGGCCCTTCGCCCCCGCCGCCTGCGGCCCTCAAGGGGACGCCGTCGTCTCCGCCCCGGCACCGGCAGTCGCACCGCCCGCCGCCCCGCCCGTCTGAAACGTCACCGTCAGCAGCTCGCCGACGACACCCGCCGCCCCTGCCACGCCGCCCTCCACCGCCATCTCGGCGACATCGGCATCGGACACCCGGTTGCCGCCGCCGCGCAGACCGCAGGCGAGGATGCGGATCAGATCCGCACTTTTCAGCCGCCCGGTCGAAAACCGTGCAGCGAGATCCCCAAGGCTTTCCGCCCCGAACGCTGTCTCCAGCTCGGCCAGCGCACCCAGCGTCAAACACAGAATGCGCCGCTCGCCATCGATGACAGCCTCCACCTCGCCGCGATGGCGGTTGGCGCGGTTCACCGTCACCGGCTCTCGCCGGTCCCTCTCTCCATAACCCCGCATGTCAGCCTCACAGCGCCGCAAAGGACACGGCACCGGCCGATTCCAGCGCGATCTCGAAGGTCATTTCGCCGTCGTGATTGCCGGCATAATCCAGCGCCGTCACCTGAAACGGCGCCGTCACCGTGCCAAAATCGGGGATCACCACCTGGAAATTCAGGATCGAGCCGGCAAAGAAGGCCGCCCGCACCAGCGCGTCCGACGCCTGGTCCTTGAACAGGCCGGATCCCGTCAGCCCGGCACGGCGCACGCCCGCCCCTTCCAGCAATTCCCGCCAGCGCCCGGCGCTTTCGCTATCGGTGATATCCACCGATTGCGCATTGAACGACAGCCGCCTGGCGCGAAGCCCCGCCACCGTGACGAAACCCGCCCCATTCTCGATCTTCAGCAAGAGATCCTTGCCCCTCTGCGCGCCCATACCCGCCTCCTGGTTGATGTGTGTGAATGATGCGCAAGCCTGCAGCACTCCCACCTCCCCCTAGAGGGGGGAGGTCGCCGCGAAGCGGCGGGTGGGGGTGACCAGGCGCGCCGTTTGAAAATCCCGGTGAGGATCACCCCACCCCGGACCCGCGATCCGACCCTCCCCCTCGAGAGCAATTAAGGACGAGGCCACTGTGCAACATGGATGCTTCGAGGCCCTCGCTTTCGCGAGGGCACCTCAGCATGAGGGCCTCCCCAAATTCCCCCACCCCAAGATTTCGCCCTGGCGCCCCCGCCCATCCCCCTCTAGAAACCCTACTGCCTACTGCCTAATGCCTATTCGCTATTCGCTCTCCCCCACCCGCCCCGAGCCCCCATCATGCCCCTCCGCCGCCTCGCGCTCGTCGCATCCCTCGCGCTTTGCCAGATCCTCGGCTGGGGCACGACCTTCGAAATGCCGGCTGTCTTCGGCCGCGCCATGGCGACCGATCTCGGGATGGCCAATGAGCTCGCCTTTGCGGGGCTCACCGTGATGATGCTGATGATGGCGGCGCTCGGCCCCTTCACCGGCCGGCTGATCGCCCGCCACGGCGCCGCCCGGACGCTCGCGCTCGGCTCGCTCACCATGGGTGCCGGCCTCCTGGTTCTTGCCGCCGCTCAAGGGATCGTGCTTTATGGCCTCGGCTGGCTGATCCTCGGCTTTGGCGGCGCCTGCGGGTTGTCGGTGCCGAGTTACGCCGCCGTCGTCGAGCGTGAAGGCAACGGTGCCAAACGCACCATCGGCATCCTGATGATCTTCACCGGCCTGTCCTCGGCGATCTGCTGGCCGCTCCTCTCGCTGGCGTCGGAAGCCGTCGGCTGGCGCGGCGCACTCATCGGCGCAGCCGTCGTCCAGCTTCTCGTCTGCCTGCCGGTGCACCTGGCGCTCGCCCGCATGCCGATCCAGCGTTCCGCAGAAGACCGCGCCGCCGACCTCGTCGAGCCGCTCGCGATGAGCCCCGCCCAGGCGCGCATTGCCTTTGCCCTGATTGCACTCGCCACGGCGCTCGCCAGCCTGATGACCTTCGGCCTCTCGCCGATCCTCCTGCACGTGCTCGAAGTCTCCGGCGCTACGCCGGCTCTCGCCTTGCAGCTCGGGTCGCTGCGCGCCGTCTTCGGCATCGCCGCCCGCGCCGTCGATGTGGTGCTCGGCAAACGCTCCTCACCGCTCACGACCGGTCTAGCCGGCACCGCCATGCTGACCGCCGCCCCGCTGATCATCCTCTTCACCGAGGGCACGCCCTCGACACTCTTCGCCTTCGTCGCCCTTTACGGCTTCGGCTCGGGCGTCACCACGATCGCCCGTGCGCTCCTGCCGCTCAGCTTCTTTTCCGCCAGCCGCTTTGCCCAGCAATCGGCGCGGCTCGCTCTGCCGCAAAACCTCGCCAATGCCACCGCCCCCGTGCTGATGACCGCGATCATCGACCGCGCCGGCCTCACCGCCGGCCTGACGCTCGCCACCCTCTTCGCCGCCACGGCGTTCGCGGCAATCCTGGCGCTTGCGGTGATGGCGCGGCGGAGTGGTCGCGGGGGTTAGGTGCGCGGTGGGTTAGACCTTGCCGCCGGCAACCGATCCGACGCCAAGAGCTCCACGCCAAAATGCTCCGCGAGGTCGGTTAGGATCGCCTGGAGCGTCACGAGTACCCGCTCCAGTTCAACCCTTTCGGCCCGCGCCGGTATTCGGCCGGCATCCTTGGGATAGCGGTAGGTCGTCGCGAACACGGTCAGGAAGGTCAGCGGCGCAAACCGCGCCTTGAAGGGATCGGCATCAGGCAGGAGATCCCGCAACACGTCGATGCGATGCGAATCCCGTCGCTCGGCGCGGATGCCTTCCGAAGTCAAAAGCGCCAGCAGCATCTTCTCTGCCGTCTGCTGGGCATGATAGGCATCGTTGCGATTATCCGCACCCGATAGCAGCCGTGCCGCCTCGAGATCCTCGCGGGCCAAACGCAGGGCGTTGGCGATATGCAGCTCAGCGGACAAGCAGAATGCCGTCGTCGACGATATGGCTGGCCGCCGAATTCGCCACTTTGAGATCGGCCTGGAAGTCGGAGAGGCGTGTGACCGAGACGTCAGCATGCACGCCGGATCCGTCCTGCAGCGTCCAGCCGAACAGCGGCGACAACATGCTCTCGGGCGCGTCATCGGCGACGATGATCTTCAGGTCCCAGTCACTCTGTGCAGTCGCCTCGTCACGCGCCCGGCTGCCATAGAGGATCACCTCGATCGGATCGCAGGCAGCGTCAATGCGCGCCAGCAGTGTCCTCAGCGCCGGAAAACGCTCCGGATCTGCCACCCGGCCACCCAAGCTCTGTGCGATCACGCCCATCAACGCCCCCTGTGAAACGGCTGAATGCAAGATAACCTAGGACGTGAACGGTTTCCATAGGATCGAGTTTCGTCCCTCGTGCCCCCACATCACTCCACCACCGCCCGAAAACTTGCCTCCGCGACAAACAACCCGGCCTTCACCTCGCGCCGGCTGACCGTGCGCCGATGCCTGAAATTCACCAGCCGAAACCCATCCAACCCCTCCGGCAGCCCCTCCGCCACCCGGCGCAGCTCCGCGACAAGCGCTTCCGCCTCGCGCCGCGATTTCGCACTCCAGGCCTCCAGCGTCAGCAGGATTTCCGCCCCCTCCGCCTCGCCGGTCGAATAATCCCGTGCCTCGACCGTGCCCAGCACCAGCGCCGGAAAGTGCTGCGGCCGCAGCGTCCGGTCGGTCATCCCGTCCGCCCCGAGCAGCCCGGCCAGCGCCGCATCGGCCTTCACCGCCTGTTGAAGCGCCGAAGCCAACGCATTGACCGCATTCGCCATTGTTCATCTCCCTGATCACGCCCGAGCTGAGTACCGGCACATCACGCCACCCCTCGTGCCAAACGCCAACCCCTCATGCATAACGCCAACCCCTCATCCTGAGGTGCCCGGCGCAGCCGGGCCTCGAAGGACGAGGCCACCGCCCCCATCATCCCCTGCCCGTCGCCCCTCCAGCTCTGAACCGTCAGCGTCTCCCCGCGCAGCCCGCGCCAACCTGTCGGCCAGCGCCCGCCGCAACATCTCGCCCAGCGCCGCGCCGGTCTCCTCCAGCGCCACAGGCGCATGGCCCTGCCCGCCACCGCGCCTCATCCCGTCACCTCACGGCAGAGGACCAGGACAAACCGCCCCGTCTCGTCGAGATCGCGCAACGCCAAAATCGCGAAAACCCGCGCGCCCTTGCGCAGCCGCTGCCCCGGCCTGAGATCGTCGCGTGCCCGCAAGGTCACCTGATGCGTCACCTCCGACACCAGCCCCGGCCCCTTCATCTCTTCGCCAAATGTCTTCGGCTCGACCAGTGCCCAGACGCGGGCCAGCTCGGCAAAGACGACATCCGCCCCGCCCTGCCCGTCATCCGTGGCTTGCGGCGCTTCCAGCACCAGCCGCGCCGTCAGCCGGCCGGCATCGATATCGAGAGCCGCCATGGTCAGAGCCCCCGCCGACAAAAGGGCGCGATCAGCCGGTCATATCCCGGCGGCACCACTGCCGGCTGGGCCTCAGGCGCCACCACGCCCCGGCAGGCAAACATCGCCGCGATATGCAGCAGCATGGCCCGCTTCAGCGTGTCGGGCACTTCAGCACCGCTCTCGCCAAAGCCTGCGACAAATTCCACCTCGATGCCGTTCAAAACCCGCCCCGGCTGAGGCACATCGCGCAGCCAAAGCCGCGCCGGTCGCGCCTCGCCATCAAGCAGATGCCCGTCAAGATCCACGGCCTGACCGACGCCATCGCCGTCATACACCGTCACATCCGTCACCTGCCGCACCGGCCCCCGCGCAATCGTCAGAATCCCGTCATCCGGCCAGGCATCGAGGCACAGCCTGAAATCCCTGACCGCCAGAACAAGCCCGGTCTCCCGCTCCAGATGTTCGCGCGCGACCGCGATCAACGCGACGAGCAGGGTATCCTCGTCATCCGTATCCAGCCGCAGATGCACCTTCACCTCGGCAAGCGTCAGCGGCTCCGCCAGCGGCGGAGTAAGGTCGATGATGGTCATGGGAGATCCTTTGAATATGGAAATGAAAGCAAACCCCTCATCCTGAGGTGCCCGGCCCAGCCGGGCCTCGAAGGACGAGGCCACCCTCGCGGGGGCCGATGCTTCGAGGCCGCTGACGCGGGCACCTCAGCATGAGGACTGCCCCTCATCCCCCTGCCGGGACCTTCTCCCCGTGAACGGGGAGAAGGGGGCACGCCGCTGGCCGCATTCGCCCTTCTCCCCGCCCTGAGCCTGTCGAAGGGGCGGGGAGAAGGTGCCCGAAGGGCGGATGGGGGGCCTGTTTCAACGGGCGGCCAAGGCCACCCACCTCCCCGTCCAAGGGGAGGGTCGGCCCCCTCACACCCCGAACTTCACCAGCTTGATCGCCTCGAAATCCTGCACGCCGCCGCCCACACGCTTCGTCGTGTAAAACAGCACATACGGTTTCGCCGAATAGGGATCGCGCAGCACCCGCACGCCGACCCGGTCGACCACCAGATAGCCGGCGCGGAAATCGCCAAAGGCGATCGCCGTGGCATTCGCCGCAATCTCCGGCATGGCCTCGGATTCGGCGACCGGGAAACCCATCAGCGAGGCCGGATCGCCGGCGCGGGCCGGGGGCGCCCAGAGATAGTTGCCGTCGGCATCCTTCAGCTTGCGCACCGCGCCCTGGCTGCGCCGGCTCATGACGAATGTGCCGTTCTGGCGATGCCCCGCCTTCAGCGCATAAACCGCGTTGATCAGCACGTCCGACGCCCCGCTTGCGGCAAAGGCGCCCGCCGCCCCGGTCGCCACCGTGCCGATCTTGCCCCATTCCCAGGCGTCGTCCGCCACCTGCGGATAACTCAGAAAGCCCTTCGGCCGGTTGACGCCATCGCCGGTCACGAAGGCAACGCCCTCCTGCTCGGCAAAGGCGATGTCGACTTCCGCCGCAATCCAGGCCTCGATATCGACAGCCGCATCGTCGAGCAGCCCCTGGGTTGCCGCCGGCATGGCATAGAGCTCCATGGTCGGGAAGGCGAGTTCGGAAAGTTCCGGCGTGCCGGTCTGCGGCCTTGCCGCCGTCTCCGCCACCCAACCGCTGGCAAAACCCGCTGCCGCAAACGGCTTCTTCAGCACTGACCCTGAGACCTGCCGCACGGTTGCGAGCGCGCGGATCGGCGAAATGGCGGTCAGCCTGCGGCCAATCTCGCCATCCATCTGCGGCGGCACGAGATAACCGCCGTCGCCGGAAACACCGGCCGACAGCGCCTTCTGGTCGAGATCGCGCAAGGCCTGGTCGTCGCCGCGCCTGACATAGGCCTCGAAGGCCGCCTTGTGTTCGGCAGACACCTGGTCGTCACGCCCCGGCCGCGACAGCTGCGGCCGCAGCTTCTTCAGCACCAGCTCGTCGAGAAGCCGCCCCTGGTCGTCGATCGCCTTGTTGATCCGCTCGACCTTGTCGCGGGTCACGACATCGCTCGTCAGCTTGTCCTCGATTTCCGCCAGCCGCTGGTCATTGCCTTCCTTGAAGGCCTCAAACGCGCTCATCAGCTCCTCGAAGGCCGCCGTCACCGTGTCGGGTGCCGCCTTCACCTCGAGTGGCGCGCGCGCGGCCGAAACCGGCTTGCCCGCCCCCTTCGCCCCCGTACCGTCATCCGTCATCATGCCCTGTCCTTTCGCCTGATCCATCTCGTCATCCCCTGTTGAAATGATTGCTCGCCATAACCCTCGCCGCCCGGCGCATCAGCCGGACGAGCTCGGTTTCCCTGTCGCGGTAGAACCGCCGATGCTTGACATTGGAGACACGCGCCGTCGGCAGCATGGGAAAGGTCACGACCGAGATCTCCCAGAGATCCGCCTCCAGAATGCGCCGCACCCCGGCCTTGCGATCGCTGCGCGTCTTCACCGCGCGAAAGCCGATCGACAGCCCGTCGAGCGCGCCCGCCTTCATCAGCGCCAGCACCTCGCGGGCGCGGGCCACATCGGTTGCCAGCTTGCCCTCGACATAAAGCCCGCGCGCATCCTCGCGCAGCACCGTCCAGCGGCCGATCACCTCGGCCGGATCGTGCTGGAACAGCATGCGCACGCCGCCTGCCCCGCGCTTGTCGATCGAGGCCGAAAAGGCCCCGGGCTCGATCGCATCGCGGCCGAGATCGACCTCGCCGAACAGGCTCGCATAACCGGAAAACGTCCCGTCGCCGGCGACCCCCTTCAGCGTCAGCCCCGCATATCGAAAACTCTGGCCGCCCGGCCCTTGCTCGCTCTGCATGTGTCTCTCCTCGTGATGATCGTGTGTCGCTGATCTCCCACCTCCCCCTCGAGGGGGGAGGTCGCCGCAAAGCGGCGGGTGGGGGTGATCACCGATCGGCGCTTGATGATAGAACCGCCCCTCATCCCCCTGCCGGGACCTTCTCCCCGTGAACGGGGAGAAGGGGGCACCACGCCAGCCGCATCGCCCTTCTCCCCGCCTGCGGGGAGAAGGTGCCCGAAGGGCGGATGAGGGGCTTTTTGGTCACAGGGTGAACGACAGTCGCAGCGCAACCTCACCCCACCTTCTCCCCCGCCCGTCCGGTCAGCCGCACCAGCACACCCAGCCCCCACCAGGCGGTGAAAGACGCGAGCGTGGCGCCGGCCAGCATGATCTCGGCGGAGGACAGGTCCGGCTCGATACCGAGCCGGGTCGCGCCCCAGAGACCCGTCGGCCCGCCAAAGATCAGCCCGCAGGCGAGCCCGGTCAGGAAACGCACCGCCGCCTCGCGGCGATGTTTGGGCAGGAGGTAGACGAGCGAAATCGCGGAGCCCGCGACCGCCCCGATCAGGCGCGCAGAAAAAACGCCGCCGTCATGGCTGAAGTCAGTCATTTGTTCATCTTTCGCTGATAGGCTTGATCTCTGCGCCGGCCGGTACGATCCCGCCCAAAAGGCTGCGGCCGGCGCAAACCTTCCCCTTCGACAGCAACGGACTGCGGCCCTATCCAGGTGATGGCGGCGGATTTTTTCGAATATTCTGAATCGCTTGGGCATGAATGTTCACAGAGCGATTCCGGAGGTGAATCTGCTGCGTGAAGTCGCTCACATTCCGATTCAACAGACGACACCGGCACGCCCGTCCGCGACCGTCACGCCCTGCAGCAAGGTCGGCCGTCCCGCGACAAGGCCGCCCGCGAAACCAACTCTCTCCCCCTCATCCTGAGGCGCCCTCGCAAAGCGAGGGCCTCGAAGGACGAGGCCCCGACGCGGATTTCCCAGATCGCAAACACGATCGTCACACGCCTTTCATCAAGGCCTGCCTATGTGCATGCGGGGTAATATGTTTGGGGTCACATCATGGTCTATGTCATCGACGCGGCGCGCGCGCCGCGCGGCACCGTTGCGGAAAAACCGCTGCTTCTCGCCACTCTCGTCACGCTGTCACTGTCGGCATTCTTCGTTTCGTTTCCGGCGGTGGATCTCGCCGTCAGCCAGTTTTTCTATGTCGAGGGCCAGGGGTTCCCGGCGACGAAAATGACGGCGCTCAACACCTTCCGCGCCTTCGGCCAGTATTTTCCGCTGGCACTCACCATCGTTCTGGTGATCGGGCTGGTGCTCAAGCTCATCTATCCCTCGCGGGCATCGCTCTTTCCGCCGCGCTTCACGCTCTATTTCTCCAGCCTCTTCCTGCTCGGCCCGGCGCTCACCGTCAACGGCATCCTGAAACCGCTCATCGATCGCCCCCGGCCGCGCAACATCATCGATTTCGGCGGCACCGAGCATTTCATCCATGCCTGGGCGCTGGGTGGCGATTATTTCGACGACCGTTCCTTCGTCTCGGGCGAAGCCGCCGTCGTCACCTGTCTCATCCCGCTCGCCTTTTTCGTGCCGGTCGTCTGGCGCCGCTGCGTCTTCTGCCTGCTCAGTGTGTTTGCGGCGCTCACCGCGCTCAACCGCATCGCCTTCGGCGCGCATTTCCTCTCCGATGTGCTGATTGCATCAGGCCTGATGGCCATGCTGTCGATCGCCCTCGGCCACCTCTTCTATGGTCGACCGGGTGTCCAGTCCTGCGACATCAAGCTCGAAGCCGCCCTCACCGATTTCGGCTACCGCCTGCATGCCGCGCGCCGAAGAGCCATCGCCCGCGTCCTCGACGCCGTCACAAGCCGGCTGTCACTGTCGCCTGCGCTACTGCAGCCTGCGCCATCGACAAAGGCCGAGCGGCAGAACTGA